GCAGGTGGCCTACACCGCGCTGAAGACCATGTACCTCAACCCCGAGGTCCGCGTGAACCGCAGGCAACTCAACGTGGGCGAGAACGCCCTGCTGACCGAGCTGGACGGTGAACCTGGCAAGAGGCCTACCGGGCTTGGCTATGAACTTGAACGCGCCTACAAGGCGGTGGAGATTGACACGAAGGGTATTGACAGGGCATGTCTCACCTGTCATAACGGAGGCGTCCGCTACGGGGCGGTCTGACGATGGACGTGGAAGACCGTATCGACGGCTGGGTGACAGCGCTTGAGGGATTCGCCGCCTCCGTAGGCGACGGATCCCTTATGCGCGATGCCCTTTCGGCCAGGGAGGAGAGCCTCCTGGACATCCAACGTGAGCAGTTGATGGCCGGTAAGGCCGCTGACGGCGGGCCAATCAGACCTACCTATTCGGAAGACCCTTACTTCCGGACGAGGGAAGCCATGGAGCGCTATCGCGGATGGAAGCACAGGCTCAATCCGAGGAGGGACATTGACGCACCGGACCTGTTCATCACAGGTGAGTTCCATTCGGACTTCTTCCTGTCATTCCTCGCCGACGGAGTCCTCTTTGACAACTACTGGAAAGAGGTCTTTGACAAGTACGGAGCGGAGCAGTTCGGTCTGACGGACGAAAACTGGGATGAAGTGCTGTCTTCCATAAGGGAAGAGGTCAACACACATCTACATTCGGTATTGTAATTTTGGCCGTATGGCAAAGATATATCAGAAGGAGCAACCCGCTCCTGTTGACCGCGTGACGCTTGGCGTCCAGAAAGCCCTGTCATCCGGAATCGGCTGGCTCGATTCCATCTTCGGCGTGTGTACGACCGTCAAACGGTCGAGGAGGGACGGTGGATCCCGCAAGATCCGTGTGGCGGTCTGGCCGAAAGGTGACGGGGATTACATTGAAATCATCCCGGATGACCAGCGGCACGGGAATACAGCTTTTTTTCTTCTTGATGACCCCGCGGACGAGCAGTTCGAGGGGCGCTGGTCCCGCACGTTCAATCTCTTCGTGTGGGGAGACCTCAGGAAGGTGATGGACGGAGGCTATAATTCCGAATGGGCTGCGGACCAGTTGCTGCATGTCCTATCCGGGACGACGACAAGGGAGGGTAGCATCACCCTTGACAAGGTCTATATGCGCCCTGAGAACTTCACAAGGGGTTTCGACCTTGAAGAGACTGACGACCAGTACCTCGTACACCCGTTCTTCGGGATACGGATTACCGGGAAGATTTATTACGACGAGACATGCTGACATTCGGTATCATATCGTCCCTCCTGTCTGCCTTCTCGATACTTTTCATCGGTAGGTGGCAGTTCCGTGGCTCATCGTTGCGTGAATGGCTCATCATACACTCACCGATGAAGTTGTCTGAGATGTTCTCCTGCGATTTCTGTCTATCATTCTGGACGAACCTGTGCGTGTGCATCATCATTTCCGCCTGCACCCGGTCTCTTTCCCCGGTTCTGCTCGCCCCGCTGTGCACGCCGCTGACAAGATTGCTCTTGAGATGAAGACTGTGAGGATAGGCGGGCACGAATTGAAGGTGTACGACGGGATAGAGGACATGCCGGTGCGCCGTTTCCATCGTTTCAGCAAGTGTCTGATGATGGATGCCGGCATCGGTTCCGACCTTACGGCCGTAGATGCGCATATCTCGCGCGCGGCTGCGTGGTTCCGGTCAGGAGACGGCGAAAAGGCCGCGAAGGAACTGGAGAACCTGCGGCTTTCCGTCCATCTGGTGCAGGAGGGAACGAACCTGCGCGGGATGGCCTTCGCCTGCCTTGTCGCGGAGGTGGACGGGCACAAGACCGACTCGCTCGATGACGGGGCGCTGGCGGACCTGATAGACAGGCTGCCCGACTTGACGCAAAGGGAGCTTTCCGAGATTATCGGAGAGTCCAAAAAAAAAATAGACGCTGAACTCCGTCTATACTTCCCTGGCGAGTTCGGCGATTCTTCATCGAAGGAGTGGTGTGAACTTGTCATCCGCAGGATGCAGGCGCAGATGCTGGAGATGGAGACAGGGCTTGAAGGGAAAGTGGAGGAGATGGACACCAGGATGCTGACGTTTACGCAACCGAGGTCTTTTTCCGGGAGCAATGGGGAGGAGGTGGCCTTTGACCGCAAGTTTGAGGATATGTGCCTTCTTATTTCAGAAGAGTTGCATGCGGACCCGAAGGCGATGACCGTGATGGAGTATTATAACGCATACGAGTACCTGCTGCGGCGCTCGAAAGAAGTATCCGCGGCGAGAAGATAAGAAGAAAGGCCATGAACCCGATCAAATATAGCGATTTCTTTGAGCAGGACGGCTCTATAAAGGAACTCATCTCCCAGCTGAAACAAGTGCAGGAGACCTTCCGCTCCATGCGGGATGAGGTTGCGCAGACCGCGCAGCAGTACAAGGCTGGTATGGGCGGCATGAACCCTGCTACGGACGAAGGAAGGCAGAAGATTGACGAGCTTGCGAAGCGCGTGGACCAACTTTACCAGGAGTACAAGCAGCTTGACTCCGCCATGAAGTCGGTTCGCAGCAATACGGAAGCCCTTTCCCGCATCGAAGAGGCGCAAATCCGGACTGCCCAGGAGCGCAGGGACGCCACGCGCGCCCAGACGCAGGAGGTCAGGGCCAAGATGGCCGCGGAGAAACTCGATCTCGAAGCGGTTCGGCAACTGACGCAGGCAGACAACCTCGCTGCGGCGTCCTATAACAAACTTGCGGAGACATACCGCCTCCTGAAGGACCGCATCAACGCGATGACGGCTGCGACAAAGGACGAGATAGAGGCAAGGAAGCAGCTCCAGCAGTATGCAGGGGCCATTTATGAGCAGATGAACAAACTCCAGCAGGCGACAGGTAAGTTCCAGCTCCAGGTCGGCAACTATGCAAAGTCCTGGAACGGCCTCAATATCGCGACGCAGCAGATCGTCCGTGAACTCCCGAACGCCACTATGGGATTCGGCATGTTCATGCTCTCGATCTCTAACAACATCCCCATCTTGCAGGACCAGATCATTCTGGCTAAGCAGCACCGTCAGGCCCTTCTGGCCGAGGCTGCTGCTGCCGAGGTGGCCGGAGACGCGGAGAAGGCCCGCCAGCTGAAGATGGCGGCAGGCCCTTCCGTCCTCAAGCAGATGGTATCATCGCTTCTTTCGTGGCAGACGCTGCTCATCGCTGGCGTAACGGTCCTGACCATGTACGGGAAGCAGATAGGCGAGTTCTTCTCGAAGATGTTTTCCGGGAAGAAGACCGTGGACGAGGCGGCGGAGGCCATGAAGCGCTTCAATGAAGCGTATAAGGCCATTGCTGTCGACGGAGCGAAGGCCGCAACGGAACTGCGGGCGATGTACGAGATAGCAACGGACCTCACGGCGGCGGAGGAAGACCGATATGCAGCTGCAAAGGCCTTGCAGGACCTCTATCCGGAGATATTCGGGAACTACTCCCGCGAGCAGATCATGGTCGGCGACCTCAAGGACAAGTACGACCAGCTGCGCGACAGCATCGAGCGGACCGCGATGACGCAGGCAGCCATGCAGAAACTCCAGGAGGCCGACGCAAAGTACATTGACGCGCAGATCCGTCAGAACCAGCTGTCCCAGCGGGCTGCGGCTTCCGGCCTCGCCTCACCCGAGTACCTGTCGAACAGGCAGAAGCAAATCGGAGGATGGACGCGGCCGGTCGTCATCGGGACAAACACCACCATTGAGCAGGCCTTCACCCGTGAAGAGCGGAAGATGATTGAGGAATACCGGAAGAACAATCAAGATATGGAGGATGCTGCTTCTGACAGGAAACTGATAATGAAGCTCATGCAGGATGAAAACCTCTTCCTGTTCGGTGGGAAGACCGGCGGAGGCGGGGGAAGCCGTCCCAAGGAGCCGGTGGACCCGATTTCCGCCATACTTGAGAACTACAAGTACGCGGAGATGGCTCAGGAACAGTTCCTCGACAACATGCAGGACGGTGCTGACAAGGAAATCGCCATCGCCAAGAACAAGTTCAGGCAAGAGGTGCTGGCACTGCGTAGTACCCAGGAGCAGCAAAAGGAAATCGAGGATGAAATTGCGGCAAATACAGCGAAACTCGCAACGGCCAGAACGCAGGATGAGAAGGACGAAATCCAGAAGCGTATCAATGAGCTGGAGAAGGCAAGGAAGATTGACTTGCAGGGGCAGACATATATCAATGAACTGATTAAAGAGAAGGAGGTGGCCCTCCAGTTGCAGATTCAGTCCATAAGGGATAAGTACCGTAAAAAAGATTACGATGCGGCCGTGAAAGCTATCGGCGATGAGAAGAAACTGGCCGACATCCAGTCTCAGACCCTGTACGCCAGCGGGAGCGACGAGGACAAGAAGGCGCTTCGGATTGAGAGCCTTAAGAACGAGTTGGTGTACTGGTATCAGATTGTTGACCTTCAGCGCGAGTATATCTCTGGGACCGAAGAAGGCCAGCGCCAGATAGCAATCTCCGAGGCAACCATTGAGAAGATACTCGCCCAGCTTGGGGCCTTGGGCACTGGAAGTGGGAATGGGGACAACAAGAAAGGTAAGTGGCTCCCGTTCATCCGTAATCTCGGCCGTGTTTTCTCCGCCACGGTGGACAGCATAAACGAGGTGGTTGACGCATACATCCGTATGGCGGAAGCCGCTGAAGAAGCTGCGCAGCGGCAGGTGGATGCGGCGGAAAAGGTCTATGATGCCGAGCTGGAGGCGTATAAGAACGGCTACGCGAACAACGTGGAGTTCGCACGCAAAGAGATGGAGCAGCGCCGCGCCCAGCTCGCAGAGGCGGAGGCTCTTACTCGCAGATACCAAAGGATCCAGGAGTCCATCGACACGGCCATGCAGGTATCGTCCCTCGTGACGGCAGCCGCAAACCTGTGGGTCGCGGCATCCAAGGCCGGGACTTTTGCGCCGGTTGTCGCTGCCGCGTCGATAGCGGCTATGTTCACTTCCTTCGGAGCCGCGAAGATTATGGCAGCCCGTGTCGCCCGCCAGAGCGATGACGTCCAGTACGGAGAAGGCATGTCGGAATATCTCGGGTACGGCGGTAGCCATGCCAGCGGCCACGACATCGACTTCGGCGTGACGAGGGACGGCCGGCGCAGGACGGTCGAAAGGGGAGAAACAGTTGCCGTCATCAACAAACGGAACACCAGCAAGTACGGCTACCCGATGATCGCAGGGATAATCGACGCCCTCAACCGAGGCGTATTCGACCAGGTCTATACGCGAGCCTTTGACGGAGCGGACGGGATGCGCTCTCCCGTCACTGTCGGTTATGACAGCCCTTACTTCAAGGGCATGTCGTCCGACCTGAGGGCAATCCGAAGGAACGCGGAACGCAGGACGGTCGCAGCGTCTGACAAGGTTATTGTCGAGCAGTACAAGAATGTAACAAGGACAAGGAGGCTTTCATAAGATGAAAATAGAATCAATATCCATCAACGGGAGGGAGTGCAACCCCATCTATGGGGATGGTGTCTCCTTTGTAACCAGCATGGAGGACGATGAGCGTTTCTACCGTACCGAATTGGACCAGGACTTCTTGTTTACGGACGGCGGAGGTGATTACTCCTGGATCGTGTCGCAGCCCTTCGACACGGAGTTCAAGGTCACTGTCACGCTTGAAGACGGAGAGGTCTGGCACGGCGTTTTCTGGAAGACGGACTGTGAGTTTGACGGAGATGCCAGGCATGTGACGGTGAAGTTTACGACTGACGACATCTACCGTCAGTTGCTGGACCACATTGACGACGAGGTGGACCTCGTGAAACTCGCCCCGGAGATTCAAAGCATCCAGATGACGAAGCGGCCAATCCTCCAGATTGTGACAACAGTTAACGGGCTTCTATCCGATACCCTTACAAACATCCTCGGAGGGATGCACTGGGAGCAGGACATTATCGACACATCGGTAGATATGGACAGCCATTCCTCGGATTACCACTTCGGAAATGAGGCGTTGGATAACCGGACTATGGTATATCGCGTCAATTTCGAGGAGCCTTACGCCCAGTATGCCTATCTCAATGGCGTTTACGCCGGTTATATCCCGAAGCCATCTCAAATGACTTACGGTGATTACATATTCACGCGTTCAGACGGCATGTACTATATCAAGTATAATGTCAGTCTTGGTCAATCCGGGAGTGTCCACCGTGCGAGAATCTTCGATTCAAACGACAACGAGATTATCGGCGCTTACCAGTTTGATTATAGCACAATCTATAATGGCTGGTTGCTCCCTGAACTCAATTTTATAGAAACGGCACCAACCGTAAAGCAAGCTCTGGGGTCTTTCTACAAGTCCTATGCGCGGTGGATATTCGATAAAGAAGGGGTTGATGAAGCATATTCAATCCCGTCTAACGACCTTGTCGAGCAAAACCTTAATTACCGATACTGCAAGGCCTATGCTGACGCCTCGCTCATCATGTTCAGTATCGACACTCAGGACGATCCGACCGAGTGGGGGAAGGACCAGTACGGGAAATACTTCATTCGGCCCGGGTCCGCTCTGACTGGCAGTTACTTCCCGGTCGGGAAAAGCACGTGGTCTCCGGCTTCGTGCTGGAGCAGATCTCCTTTCGAGTCAATCATCGCGGACCAGGACTATGGCGTAGGATACACGCTGAAGGATGCCTATCCTCTTCATTCAGTCATCTCCGTCCTGCTCAAGAATGCGGCACCTGAAGAACACTACGGCGTGACCATCCATCACGGCAGCACGAGCGACTATTGCCCCCTGTATTCCAGCGGCGTCCCATTCCACATCATGCTGTCTCAGATAACCAATGTCAAGAAGACATATTACAAAAACCCTGCGCAAACAGGGAAGACATCCCTTCGCAAGGTGCTTGACATGATGCGCAAGTGCTTCAATTATTATTGGTCAATCACCGAGGACGGCAAGTTCGTGCTTCGATTCATAGACACCTACATGTCCGTTGTCGGTGACGTCGTCAATCTGACCGAGATAAAAGCTCCGAGGAACGGGCGGAAGTGGGATTTCGGGCAAAGCAAGTGGACCTATGAGAAGCAGGAGCTGCCGGAGCGCGTGACGTTCGCCTATGCCGAGAAGCAGACAGTCCCTTTCAATGAGATGCCTCTTGAATACATCTCGGGTTATGTGCAGAAGGGGGAGACAGAAGATATAGTCGTGGAGGGATTCTCCGCCGACGTGGATTACATAGTCTCCATGATGGGGACTATCTCAGATGACGGATTCGCGCTGCTGCTTCCTGACAAAGAGAGCATCGTACCCAGCGATCCGTCATACTCTCGCACGACGCTGAAAGTGTCACCGAGGGTAGAACTGGCCCACGATCCGGACACGCAAGCCATAACCGCCATCGGGAGAGCCAGGGATGTATCGTTCCACCTCTCATTGAGCAAGGCCCCGATCTCCGGTACAGGGACCCTGTCGGTCAATGTGTATGACGTTTTTGGCAATATCATCCTCACGGAGGTTGTCTCCGATGCGGGCGGCGTGTCCGATTTTGACTTCTCAGTCACTCTTCCTTCCCAGGCTGCTGAGGTTGAACTTTTCTTCACGCTGGAGAGCGGCGGCTTGGTAATCGGCGTAACCGTCAATTCATTTTATGCGGTGTTCAATGATGGTGTGATGGGGATCGGTGTCCTGGATGCCGGCGGGGACATATATCGCGTGCAGAACTGGAGAGCGACTCGTCTGAACCTCTTCGAGCAGTTTGGCAAGTTTGACATGGCCGCGTATGATTACATGTTCAATGAAGAGCAGGGCAATGCTGCAACCCTCCACAGGGCGCGGAAGCAGTCAGTTGCGTTCCCGTTTGCGCGGATCGCATCCGGGAGCGGTGCCGTTGTCACCTCGCTTGGACATGGTGAGATAGAGACGCTGACGTGGTATCCTGTTTCCGAGTATGCGGAGGCCAGTCTGCGCCTCGACATGGAAGATGAAAGTATAAATAACGGAGAATAATATGATTCGCAAGAACCTTACACCGCTCGCTTTCTATGCGAGCCTTGACGAGCAGCTCCGGCGAAATACCGGGCCTTATGCCGGGGCGAAAGCCCTGTTCATCCCTACCGAGACGCTAATCCCGTTCCAGGTGATTGTACAGTCCGGTGACGGTATTGATACGGCATACATAGTCCCCGAGGGGACCGAGAAGCTCGGGTTTGACGAGGGCGGCTGGACTGAACTTACATCGTTCTATCCCGGTCAGTTGACTTATACGGATTATGCTTCGGACGGATATGGTATCGTCACATACGTACCGGCTGCCATGATCAGCAGGATCCTCGAAGGCCGCTATTCCATCGTAGTCTATCTGACCAGCGGAGCGGAGTATTGGTCGGACCATTTCGTAGCGGTGGCAGACCATTCCGGGATGCTCACGGTGACATGGTCGTCAGAGAAGGACCTTGTCTGTCGCGGCGGGCGCGTGGCATACGAAGGGACAGGGTATGTCAACATGCTCTATATCCCGGCCGAACTGTCTTTCCCGGACTATAAGTTCGACGAGGAGGGAGAAGAACGCAACGGGTATAACTTCCCTTCAAAACAGACAAGCGAGAAGACGTACAAGTTTACCTTCGGGGCTACCGAAGGTATGTGCGACGGATTGCGGCTGGCGAGGCTCTCAGACAACGTAACGGTGACAGACAGATACGGGAATACATACATCTGCGACACTTTCCTCATAACGCCATCCGCTCTTGAAGGGGGGTACATGGCGCAGGTGGAGTGCG